GCTGAGCTTGTTTCTCTTAGAGTTAAACTAACCTTTTGGCTTGCGTTATTACCATCGTTAAAGAACCTCCATCCTACAACTTCAAACTCCTTAGCAGAAAAACCATGTCTCGAGTTTGTAATCGCAACAACATCGCCAACCTCAACATCAAAAGCCCGGAGACTAAAATCCGCGGAAAGTGTAAGCTGTTCTCGAGAGCGGAATAGCGTCATTTTTGCTAGACGCTGAGCCATTGTTTTCGACGTCGTAAAAGGCAACGCTAAGTCGATCGCGCTTTCAATGTTGTTGTCGTCGCTAATAAAAGTCGTCGATTTTATTTCTGGATAGTTCGCAGATATATAATCATGGCTCGCATCGTTAAACGTCCCTCGAACAACGTTGAAGTTATTTCTCCTCGAGTGCTTTGTATCGAGCGTAATCGGTCCGCGAAAATCATCGAGCGTAAAAGTCTCGACCGAGGCGTTATAGTCTCCGGCTTTCAAATGCCATTTGCCTTGACCCCAAAATAATGAGCCCTGACAACTTGTCATTAAATCCGCGAGAATATCTCCAGGCGATCGATCCAGCCTAATAACGCCATGACATTCATATCGTTTTTCGTTACCGCCGGCGCTTAAAGCAACAGTCTCGTCGCAGACATTAGCGGCTGTTGAAAATGTTGTTTCGTTAATATCGCCGGAGCTATCCAGGCCATACTTTGAAATTAAGTAATCGCGAACGCATAAAGCGGCATTGCTTGAAAATGCGGTTGCTGAGCTTCGAGGATCAAAAACCTTTTTACCTTTTATTCTCGTCGTAAATAGTGGAACGCCCTGGGCGAATACATTCGCGTCGTATTGCATTCGGACATAAAAGCAAGCGACGCCCTGGCCTCTAAAATTTGTGTCGTCGCCGGTTTGCTTCCCGGCCCAGCTAGGACCATTAGTAACAGTTGTGTTTAAAACATTATAAACGTTTTGATTACTAGCTCCGGTAAACTCTTTAATTAATATTTTCTTATTACCGTCTCCATCAGAATAATCTGATCCGGTAACAAATCCATTGCTGTCTAATGTTATTGCATCGTCATTGATAAAGAATTGCTCGAACGAGTTTATCTCATGCCCGGCTACAGACACAATCATATGTAAATATTCGTTATTAGTTCCGGTCGCTTCCATATACGTTATGACGCCGCCCTTGCGGATTTCGCCGTATACTACATCTTGAACGCCGGTCGCGTCTCTTGTGTTAACGAGTAAGCCCTGAGAAGCACCAGCGCCAAAAGATGGCCTGGGCATAAGAGCATTCATAGCCCAGGAAGCAACTAGAGTTACGCCTATATACGTCGCTGTTAGAGCTGCAAATGCAGCAAAGCCACCAGCCGCCATCGCTCCAGGAAAAAGAAAAGCGGCGATAGTTGGAACGCGAGGAGCTGTCTCCCATCGCTTATGACGCATTACATTAAAAGGCTCGAGGCTATCTTTCATTATTTAATCCATGCGTTTTCGATCCTCGAAATTCGAAGAAAGCTTAATTTTGTTTTACCGAGAAAAACGGCTTTACTGCCCAGGCTAATTCCGAGAGCTTTGTTAATGTCCCAAATGTTCGCGCCTGGCGCTGTAACTAACGCCCCTCGAGGAGCAATCCCTTGTATTCTTTTCAACTTACTATCCAGCGCTTGCTCGAGGGTATCAAATCCAAAAACTGCAGCGAGCTCATTATATCGCATATACAAGCCTCCAGATATATATTTGCCGGCCCAATCGTCGGCCCATCCTACGCCGTACATTCTCCGGAAAGCTTCATTCGTAAATTGAAAACAATCGTGAACGTGCCATTGAAACCCGGTATCGCGGACCTCATCGATGTAGGCGTTGAGCTCATTATAATTAATCGTCAACGGTCGAGCGGCCCCAGGGGATTTGCTTATCAGCTAAACGAGCAACCCATTTAAAAAATGTATCATTCGAACTTGAATAACCCTCAGTTGAAATAACGCCCTGGTGACTTTGATCGGTGTACCGGCGGACGTTTGGTCGCTCGAGCGTAATCAATCGGCTTTCAACGCTTAGCGATATACTAGCGCTCTCTGCCTCGTCGAGAATTGTCATTCGATCCATAAACCCAGAGAAGACCTCAACGACAGCATTGACCCCGAGCACGCCCCAATAAATTCGACAAAGCCGACCTTGGTAATCATTTGTCAAAGCGTATGTAATAATTCCGCTGTCTAATCCAGAGAGCGTTAAGTTTGTTCCGATAGCAGTAAGATCGCCAGTTTCCTCCAGTCCCGATATTTCTAATAAATTCCCGGTCCCGGTATAGGTATTTGAATTGATTGTGCGATCCCCTAAGCCAGTCCAAAGCCTTAGCGTCGATCCTTCGAATTGTAACTCGACCGCATAATACGGCTCAATATCTTTGAGAGCGGCCGTTGGATCGCCGCCATCATAGAGCGCGTTAAGAAGTGTACTATCGATCGACCTCATATCGCCTCGACCGCTCCAAAAGTTATTCCATAGATTGCGAGGTTATTAACGCTCCAGGATGCCTCGTTACTTGATAACCTAAAAGAACCAACCGGAGCGGTTAGATCAGCGGAAACGCCGGAGACAGTCGCTCGAAGAGCCGGCCATATCTCAAGAGTTCCCGAGCCGTCGCTGTCCTCGAGGACTTTGTAGAGCCTCGAGCTTGTAGTTGTTCCGAGTTGAAAATAATCCCCGGCAAGTAATGTCCCAGTTTTTGCAACCGTTACTGATCGATCACCAGCGGAGCCGGTAATCGTTGCAGCGGTCGTTGTGCCTCTCGGAGAGTTACGAAAAGGATTGCCGAGTAAGAATGTCCCGAGTTGACCTCTAAGCGCTGTGAGCCAGGCGCTCCACTTCTCAGCGTCGGTTTCGCGCATTGCTTTTAAAGTTATATCAGCGGACCACATTTCCCCAGCGTATGCGTGCGCTTGACCGGTAAAAGTAAACGGCGATCGAGAGTAAGCGATAGCATTGATCGCTGAAAGTCTTATATCGGAAATGGAATTTGTCGCCGGGAGTGAAAGAGGGTAAGTAATCGCCATCAGTTAAAAGCCCTCTTGTATTGACCGCCGCGCATTTTGGCATCCGCGACAGCTCCTTTTGTCGCCTCAGCGATTTGAGGCATCATCGATTTAATCTCGGTGCGTACAGTTTGTTGGACGCCGGTCGTCACATTAATTGATTGATGAACGACTACGCCAGAGCCTCCGCCGAGAGCGTTGTTTGTTTGTGATGGGCTCAGCAATCTCCCAGGAGTTGAAGGGACAAAAAGCTCTCGTCCGCTTTCCCCGGCCATGTAGGTTTGACCGGCTTGCATTTGGCGACCGCCAGCCCCGGTTCGCGTAAATCCGCCGCCTGGAACGCCTGTGAAACCGAGAGCGCCCATAGCTGAGTTTACAAGTTGTTGAACAACGAGCACTCGAAACAACTCTCTAACAACAGCTTGAGCTGTCGCCGACATTGCATCCTTAAAACTCTCGGCTCCCTCAAGACCAGCCATAAACGCATTCGTTAAACCGTCCTCGAGCGCGTCTGTTACTTTTGCAAAGCCGCTGGCCTCGTCCTTTGCTCGGTTCATTTGTGCGCGGAGCTGATCGATCAGAACGGCTTTGTTTGCGATCTCTTGCCCTGTTAGTTTTTCAAACTCGCTTAACATTTCAAGATTTTGAACATAGTCGAAAGTTGCAGCGCTTACCGGGTTAAGAGTATTCAATAAATCTTGATAACTATTAGTTGCATCGTCGATCGCTTTTGCTGCGTCCTCTTGCGCTTTTATCGCTGCGTCTTGTTCTTTCTTTGTAAGTATTCCGCCAGGCTGGTTTGAAAGCGGTTCTACGTTAATTCCCTCAGAAGCTAAAAGCGCTTGATGAGCGAGGGAGATTGCGTCTCTGTCCATCAAGGGCTCGCTGGAAGTCGCTGTCGCATCTATTACCGGTTCGACGTCAGCGGCGGTATTAGACAATCCGCCTAAGCTTCCGGCCGGCAATCCGAAGCGACCCTCGATCGTTCGCCTTGCAATATTTAATGTGCCTGTTTTATTACCTGGACTATCGTCCGCCAAAAATCCCGCGATTTTTTCGGAGGCGGTCAAAATCTTTGGAAGAATATCGTCTGTGAACTTTTCAACAATACGAATAATCTGATCGCCGTTTTTTAATAATGCCTCCGAAATCAAAGTATTCATTTGACCGGTCAACTCTTGCATTTTTTTCCGAAGCTCATCAGCTCCCTCGAGAGCGTCCTTGCCTAAAATTCGCCCAGCCGCTTCCGCTTCTTCACCAAGAGATTTAAACTCAGCGCCGTTATTTCTAAGGAGAGGGAGGAGGGCTGTCGCGTCCGACGCAATAGCTTCCATAAAAAATGTCATTTGCGATTGTGAAAGGTTCGCTTTTTCCAAACTCGAAACATAAAGTTGCAACGCTTGTGGGCCGGAGAGATCGCGAAAGTTATCGGCCGTCACTCCAACGAGCGGAGCGACTGTCTCGAAAAAATCGACCAACGGTCCCTGTCCCGTGACGAGAAAGTCGCCTACTTTATCCGAGGTGTCCTTAATGATATCGCTGAGTTTATCTTGCTCAACTCCGACCGTTCGAGCCGCCGCCGCTAACTTTTGAAACTCAGTCGTATTAACACCAGCAATCCGGGCAAGATCGGAAATTGCAGCGGCATTATTAACAATCGAGTTGATTGCTCGAATTGAGAAAGCCCCGGCAATAAGTGGACCGAGCGCCTTAGCCGCTAAACCAAGTGTTCGAAAACCTTTGCTTGCTTTATTTGTAACCTTATTGATTTTCGTACCCATCCGATCGACGCTTCGTTGCGTTCGCGCTAAATCTTTTGAGAACTGCTTTTGTTGTAGGCTAAGAATAACATTTAGCTCGCTCGCTTTTATCGCCATGTCTAGCCGTACCTTTCACATAGCGCTCGAGCTTCCGATAAGGTCGGAGCATTAGAGCCGGGTTTCTTGGGAGAGTGAGCATCGTTCCAGCCCTCGAAAACAATAAATGTGTCGAGCGGTATCATATCTCGTATTTCGTTTGGTTTATATCCAGCGGCCACCGCTGATTTAATTATTCGGCGGACGCCAAGACGTTCCGGCGCTCGTCCGTCTTTGTCTTTTTTTTTACTTCGGGCGCGTCGAAAATATCGGGCATGAAAGCAACACCGACGATACTCTGAGCCAGTTGATAAAACTTCATAAGTCCCTCGGGACCAGCATCCTCAACAATTCGATCCGCTTTCATATCTGAAAGACCGCCGCCATTAAGCGCCAGCGCTACAATATCGCGGACCTCTCGAGAACTTGGTTTCTTACCATCGTCGTAGAAGCCGTTCCAAAGTTCAAATATTCCCCGGTGTTTATCCTCGAAACGCTCGATCTCTCGGTTTCGTAAAATAAGTGTATAAGTAACGCCGTCGATCTGATCGACGACGCCACCCCGAGGAGCTTCGGCTGTTATTCCCACTAGGCCGCTGTAAACGTAACCGCGCCGGAACTTTCAAAAGAAGCGCTAAAAGTAACAGCCCCTTCGGTCTCTCCGCCGAGCTCAAAACTGGTTACTCTAAAAGCCCCAGCATACGTTCCAAAATCAGGCGTCACAATCTGAAAATTTGCAAGAGGATCAGCCGCCATCGCAACCGTATTAAGTCTTGCCTCGCTGGTTTCGTCTAGGAAAATTCCGTCGCCTGTTAAACTAACAGACTTTAAACCGTTTAAACTTTCAGCAAACAAAACTCCGCCAGGCGTGCTCGCATCCGGAGTAGTAACATCGATACTCGAATTATTAATTGTAATTGATTTTGAGTTTATACCGGCCAACGTTGTAAACGCTTCCGATCCAGAACCGTCTCCAATTTTTACGAGGAAACTTCGTCCAAGTTGTTTTGCCATTTAGTTTCTCCAATATAGCAGAAGCGCTTGCCCAAAGCGCATATAGGGCGGAGCCGCTAACCGGCCGTCAACATCGCGGACAAAATTACTCTCGCGATATATCCGCGCTCGTTAGTCTGTCGATCGATGAAATAGTTCTCAGTAATTATTTCTGTCAAAGTGTAACCGGTCAAAGAAATGCTTTGCTCTTGCCGGTGCAATGCCGCTCTTATTGCTTCCGCGATTTGCGTCGCCTCAACCCGGCCGGTCGCTTGCGAATATCCCTCGATGGTAAAACCGACGTCGGCTCCGACGCTACCATCTGTATCAAACGTTGTGGGTTCAATCCGACCAAACCGAATATATGGGAAAGTTACGCCCTCCGGAGGCTCATCGTAAACTCGAGTAGAAACTAAATTCGTAATGCTACTATCAGCGACAAGAGACGCTCTCACTCCCTTTTGTAATTCCAAAGCGAAACCGTCCGGCATTATTTCAACCCTACTTCTTTTCTAGCGTTTAAAAGAGCTCTATTCATTCTGCCAACGTGTTTTTGTTTTCCGAGCTGTCGGGCTCGACCAACAAACGGAATGCCGACCGTTGTTCCTCTATCGCCCCTGGTTCGCCCGACATGGATCGCGACAGCTTTGATTTGGTCTTCCTTGTTTGGTTGCGCCGCTTCCGCTGATATCCTAAGACCGTTATTGTCTTTTTGAATATACATTCCGTCTTTCAGCTCTCCACTTGTGTTTGCATCACCTGGAGCCATGATCCTCATAAACTTTAAAACTTCTTTTGCTGTCTTTTCCTGAGCGACGATAATGTTTTTCTTATATGCACCAGGTAATTTTTTAAAGGCCGCTTGTATCTCCTTAGTTCGCAAAGTCCCCTTGAACTTCACGTTGCTACACCTTTTTCCAACATCATTTCTAGCACTGTCCCTTTTGCGTCGAATTGTGAGATTGATCGGATCGACCAGTTTGTATTTCGTGCAACAACGCGATCTGCGATTGTAACTGTGTTTGTCGATGTATCTTTGCGAACTTTTAAACTTGCCCGACTAACGTCCGTCAAAACACCTTGCTCTGTTCTTTGTTGACCGACGCGCTCATTAAGCTCGCCCAGGCGTTGTAAGTGATCGGTAAACGTTCCAGTTGTGTTTCCGTAAACATCTGTCGTTGGAGCCATTCGCTGAAACGTTATCGGCTCTCGCATTAGTCCAGCTCTAGCCATACCAATTTCCGCGAACGTTATCCATTAAGGCTTCAAACCCATGCGGTAAAGTTTTCGAGATCGTGCCAACTAATTCATTTTCTCGATTTTCATACCAGTGACCGACAAGCATCATTAGGCCATGTCTTACCGTTTGTGGAATTGATCCAGGCGTCGTTCCGTATCCGATAACATATTCAATCTTAATTGCATCATCTCGAGCAAATGCGACCGGCCAATTAAAACCAGACTTCGGCTTCAAAGTTGTATGACCTGGCCGACCTAGAATAAAAAAGTCTGAAAGCGTTGCAGTCTGCAAAGCATTGTTGGTGTCATAATATTTGATTGCAGTAACGCTTTGGATAGGACCGAGCGAAAGCCGAACGGTTCCCAAATTAGCACCAAACCACTCGCCCCAAGTTTGAGTTATCATGCCCTGGCCGAGCGCTCCGGTTACATCGATGTAATCAATAGCCGCTCCAATCAATCGAGCAATTAAAGCGTCCTCATCATTATGCTCTACGCGCAAATGACTTTTTACCTCAGACAATGAAACCGGTTCATTTGCTGGAGCTGTTACAAGCTCAACTCGATGCTGCAGACTAAGCGTCAACTTATTTACTCCTCAACAACATTATCAACGGCGGTTTTCTTTGCCGGAGTTTTAGCTGTCGCGGTTTCAATTTTCTTAGGCTCATCAGCTACCGGCTCAGCAACACCAAGCTCGATATATCTCTTTGCCTCTTCGTCGTTTGCGACCTCTATAATATCTCCCCGGTTATGAGAAAAACTTATTCCGGCCATCGATTGTAATAGTTTCAATTTCATTTTTTCGCTCCTAGTTAGGAGGAGGGCGCGAACGCCCTCCGAGGTATTATGCTTGAACCAAATGCTTAATAGCAGCGGTATTTGTTAGAACGCCATCAAAACGAATAAAGCCAAGTATACTGCGGTCTGGGGCGTGTCTTTCAGTAAGCACCTGGATTGATGGACCGCCAACTTTGCGGACATAAAATTTTGACATATCGCCGAAAAGAATTGTTTTCTTTGCGGTCGCTATGCTGTCCATTGCCTGGTTAACAACGACTGGAAATCCAAGAATGTTTTGTGGAATACCGGCTTGATAGTTTCCCATTTGCCATAAGTAGTTCCCGTTTCCATCCTTTAGCTTTCTGATCGTTGCCAGCGTGCTATCGTTCATCATCATAGCGGTCGATGTTGAACTTCGGTAAGCTGGATCGACTGAGTGAATGAGGTCGATGATCTCGTCCGCTGCAATAGCCGTCGCGCTTGCCGCTGTCTTACCAGCCGCCGAATTTGTAACGATCCCTTCAACATCGCTGGAGCCGCTTCCAGTTGTCAATTTGCTGTTTGCGATACGTCCCAAACGTTCACCGACTAACTGTGCTAGGAGTTGCTCCATGTTTAAAATGCTGTCGGAATTGAGCTCGATGGACCATCTGATAAATTCAGAATTAAAAGCAAATGCCCCGACATTTTTGGAAGAGAAAACAGCGTCGCTGCCTCCATCATCCGTTGGATCTCCGCCTTCAGTATGAGCCACCGCAACTTTCGCGGTATCGTCCAAAGTTGGAACGTCTAACTGGTTTCCATTAGTTGAGTTGATGACAGAGAAAAGATTGCTCGTATACATCGGACCAGTTGCCGCCATAGATTGTTCGATGAACGTTGCCATCTCGACCGGAACGGTAAAACCACCGGCCGTATTTGTTCCAACCGTTTGAGCTCTTTTTAATACGTTCCGAACTTCGGAGCTAATATTACTCTCACCGGCGTTGATGTACTCATGGAAAGCATGGCGATAATCCATATCAAGACCAGCATCAACGGCCGGTGTATCACGACCCTCGATTGTAGGGATTTTTGATGTATCCGGTTCTGCCATTTTTGCTTGCAACGCTTGGAGCTTTTCCTCTCGATTGGCTCGAGCTTCTAGCTTTTCGGTCTCTGCCATCATCGCATCGAACTCGCGCTCGATCTCAACCGATCTCTCTTCAGTTGTGTTCTTATCAACTTCGTTTAACTTTTCTCGGGCCTCAGTCGCTAATTTAGCGATTTGCTCCCGAATGGTTTTTAGATCAGACATTACGTCTCCTTTGAATTTGGCCTTGCCCAAGGGCCGGGGAGGAAATGGGCTAAGATCGGGAGCCCCGATCCTATCTCAGTAATTTGGATTTCATTCGCAAACGCCGGGCAACATTCGCCCCGGTTTTGCGTTCTTGATATTCTTGTAAACTTCGAAGACCTATATCGGTCCCGGCATACGCTGGAGTTGTCACGATCGAGACATCGAACAAACTAGCCTCTTGAATTGTCCGGAGAGGCATCTCATCAGCATCGTTCCATTTCTGTCTCGTCGGCATGAATGCAAAGCTCATTTTATCGAGATCGCCTCGTCGCATTTTTGGAACGATCGAGCGGACGTCTGGATCAGTAATGTCCAGGCTTGCTTTCATTTTTAAACCGTGATCGTCCTCTGATAACTCAAGAGTTCCGCTCCGGGTTCGAGCTAATGGCAAACCGTCATGGTTAATTAGAAACACAACATCATCTCGATTGAGCGCATCAGAGAACGCACCAGGAGCTATTTGCTCTCGCCATTGTCCGCCGATTGTTGTTTCTTGATTAAAGACGGCGGCATATCCCTCAACAGTTACAGTGTTATCGTCGAGGCTTCTCACCTCTAGATTTGCAACTTGCCGCGCTTCTCGTTTGTATTTGTCTTTTTTCTTTTTATAACCAGCCTCGTCCATATCGTTCTCACTTTCCTCAACGTATTCATCCGACTTGCCAAACACGATTATGACTTGATCCTCGGTTTCTGTAATTTGTTGAATGTGTCGATCCTCGGTTCTCTCATTCATTCTATCGTCCTCATTTTCAAAAATTTTATTCGGCTTCGACATTTGATCCGCCTTGTATCGTAATCGGTACTGTCGCGCCCTGGATCATCAAGTCGTCTCCACCAGGCAACGGCTCAAGCCCCTCAGCTTTTCGAACTTCATTAGGCGTTTTGACGCCGTTCATAATTGCTTGCGAATGTGCTTCCATCCGGGTTTTAAGATCGCCTCGAAGTAAACTATCGACATTGAAACGGACGCTCATATCACTCGTTCGACCGAATAATTTTAAGTTCATTTCTTGCTCGGTTTGCTCAATCCAACGGCGGAGCGTATGCTTTACAAAATGCAAATCCTGTTGCTCGACATTTGAGTAAGTACCCTTCGATAAGTCCTGGAGAAAAATCGGAGGGAGGCTGTATATCCTGGCAATTTGCTCGATACAAAATTGTTGCAAGTCGAGGAGCTGCATTTGGTCCGGAGAGAACCCGATCGATTTCAATTCATGCCCAAGAGGGAGCGCCATGATCGGCCGACCTTCTCGCGCTAACTTAGCAGTCGCCGCCGCTACATCCTCGGACGCTCGAGACGCGGAGGCTCCAGAATTAAACGGTCCTTGCAACACCGCCGGAGGAATGCCGCCGCTTTGAAATGCTTTTGATCCGTACATACTGGCCGCAATAGCCAAACCCATTACATCCCGATTTTGCATTATTGGCCCGCGAAAATCGAGCTGGTTTGCTTTGATCATAAAAGTTAAATCAATAATTTCTGATGAAGAATAAACTTGGGATTTAGTTCTATATTGCTTTGAGCGATATCCGTTTTCTATCGTTTCCGATATTGTAATATCAGCCGGATTAAGTGGCACGAGATCAGTTACTTCTCCGGCCAGGCTTTTAATAATTAATGTTGCCGAACGTCCGCCGGTTAGAATTTGCTCAAACGTGTATTTTCTCCAGTCGTAACTTGTCATTTCTGGATTGACCGCTCGATCGAGCCAACCTCCGACGCCACTGGAAACGCGCTCGTTGCCTCGATATACTTCCAATGGAAGCCCGGCCAACGTGCCAGAGATAAAGTTAACCGCCGACCAAACCGCTGGAACTCCGAGAGCTGTCTCAATATTAACAGTTACACCGGCGCTTGTTCCGTATGAGTTAAAACCCATCAATTGAAAAAAGTTGTCGGCGCTTACCGGGACACTCGGGTTCTCAATCGACCGAGCCTCAGCCTTGCCGAATATATCAAAAACGCCCATGAGATTTTCCCTCTATGCCGAAAGCCGATAGTCGGGATCATCCCAGGGACTAACGCTCGGTTGTGTTTCTTCACCAGCCATCGCTCCGAGGGCCATCGCCAGAGCAACGAGACCATCAATTTTTGAATAGCTTTTAGACTTATTTAATTTTCTATTACCGGCTGGATCGGTTTGAACGACCGCGCCCGACGAGCACATATTGAGAACCGGATGATCGCCATGTCGAAGCCGACGCTCCGCGACAAGTTGCTCGAGCTTATCGACAGCCGGAGCCATATCTTTGAAACCTTGACCGAATGACTTCATCGGTATTACCGCGCCGATATTATCGAGCTCCCTTTGGAAGTCGTTTATCCGCCATCGATCATAAGCCATATTTACAAGATCATATGTATCTGCGATTTCAGCGACGGCTCGAGCAATAACCTCCGGGACAATTACCGGGCCTGGGATCGTGAGCAAGTAACCTTGATCGGCCCATAAATCATATGGAATTTTTGCCTCTCGAGACTTGTCTCTTAATCCATCCTCGGGCAACCATAGATACGGCACGACATGAAACTTGTCGTCCTTGGGAAATACTAAAACGAGCGCCGTCAAATCTCTCGAGGACGAGAGGTCCAATCCAGCAAAGCAAGTATCGCCAGGCTCAACATTTGGAGCGCCCGAGTTAAGTTGCCATTCAGCTCGAGACAGAAATGGAGACTGTGCTTCGATGCGTTGATTTAAATATAGCCAGCGAAACGAGTTTGACTTTGCCGGGAGCCGCTCAGCTTGGGTCGCAAAATCCTCGAGGTCAGAACGCGAGCGAAACTTTCCGAGCGCCGGGTTTGCTTTACGCCAGGCCGAGCGGTCCATTATTTCACACTCCAACGGAGCCGTGTAGAGATGCGAAACAATTCTCCGATCGTTTGCGTTTGCAGCATCATCGAGCCATATCGAAAACAAGTCGCCATCCGTAGCCGCTTGTGTCGAGATCGCAATCAACAGCGGATTTTCGTGAGCGCCTTGAGCTGTCTCGATCGCCTCGATGAAGGGATCGACCGGGCCGCGAACCTGGCCGACCTCATCTAAAATTGCCAGGGACATCGATAGACCATGTGCCGTTCCAGCTTCGGCGCTTATTGCTTTGTATTCAACGTTCATCATCAGACCGATTAGAACTTTTTGGGACGGCACTATTCGAACAAGCTTCATAAGCTCGGGACTTAGCCGGACCATTTTCTCAGCAAGTTTAAACACAAGTGATGCTTGGTCTCGCGATCGAGCGCCAGATATTATTTGCGAATTTTGTCTTGCCTCCGGTCCGACCAGATGAGCCAGAACCAGCGAAGCAATTAAAGCGGACTTTCCGTTTTTTCGTGCAACAGATAAATAAGCTCGGGAAGTCCCGGCCGGGTTATCATAAACCTCTTTTATAAATTTTTTCTGAAATGGTAGGAGCTTTATAGGTTTCCCGACAAACTGTCCCTCGGGCGCTACGCAATAGCGCTCGATAAATTTTATAATCTTTTCGCTTCGCTTCAATTTGGCCTCGCGAGCAAATCATCCTCAAGCGGATTGTTTGCCTCATAGCCTTTCAAAATTTGACTATTGCGACCAGCCTCTCGAGGCTCAGCTCTCGCACGCGCATGGACGCCCAGGCTCCGCCGTAATGACAGCAAATCTCCGGTTAAACTTTTGACAACTCGTGCTCTTGGGTTCTCAACAGTCGTCCCATTACTCGGACGTACTGTGATATAACCCTCAGCTCTGAGCTCTCGCTGATTTTCTTCGAGGTCGCGCATTGTCCGGGCCATCATTGCAGCGATCTCTAGCTGGTGGTCGGTCCATTCGCTTCGAGCAAACTCTTCTATTACCGCTTTAAAAAATGGCAAGTCCAAGTCCTCGAGAGGAACTGTCGCTGGAGCTGCAATGTTTCCGAGCGCTTTTCGAGCCGCTTCGATCTGCGTTTCTTTACTTGTGACTTTTTGTTTTCTCATATTTTCCTGAGCTTTTTTGTATTTGCAAAAAACGAAAACAGATCG